TGAGAACGAGTGGATTGAGGTTGCGGATTGGGTTTACAAGAACTGGGATATTGTTGGAGGCATCAGCTTCCTTCCTTATTCTGAACATACTTATCAACAGGCTCCTTATCAAGATACTGATGAGTCAGGATATAATCAGTTCAAAGCAGATTCACCAAGTTCTATTGATTGGTCTTTGCTTCCTTTTTATGAAAAGGAAGACAATACCACTGGAACGCAAATGTTGAGTTGTTCAAGTGGAAGTTGTGAATTGGTAGGCAGTGCCACTGAAGATAACTTAAACTCTCCTGTTTGACATTTTATGTGAATTAAATATAATGTAATAATGACATTTGATTCAGAAAAGAGATACGAAAAAGAAGATATAGCTTCATGGCCTCCCGGCCACAGACGTTGTCGGGAGTGTCATGAGGTTTTGCCATTTGAACGTTTTCATAAGCACAAAGATTGCTTGTATGGAATTAATACGGTCTGTAAAGAATGTCGAAAGCCACGTAGTCAAAAGAATTATCAGGGAACTGCTCAGGAATTTCGAATGTGGAACTCGGCTAAGGGACGGGCTAAAAAATTTGGCATACCTTTTACTATCACGGTAGATGATATTGTCATTCCGGAGTTATGTCCCGTGTTGGGAATTCCTCTGATTCCTAGTGCGGGCAGAGCCAGTGATAACTCTCCATCCCTAGACCAAATTACTCCCCGTGGCGGATACATTCTTGGTAATATTGTTGTGATGAGTTGGAAAGCCAATAGAATTAAAAACAACTTTACTTCGATGGAGTTGAAGTCTGTGGCTAAGTGGATGGACAATAATCTTGGCATTTTTATCTTGGATAAAACAATGTTAGGTCATGGATATTTAGGATGATCTTGTTGGTAGCGCAGACACCACCGAACCATATCCTGTTTGATAAATAGCAAGAGACCGTCACTTAGGTGGCGGTCTTTTTGCTTTATGAGGTAAAAAGAGGATAATGTAAATCGGGAGGTGAGAATATAAATGGTATCATCACAGAATGGATGGAGGGCTAACGACCCGTCTGTCATTACAAGCATTTCCGTGCCTGGTGGTAAGATCGCTGTGCATAACGGAGGTGTAGCAACAATCTTCCAGCACCTAGCCACTCGTTTCAACAACGAGGTAGAAAAGCTAGTTTGGCCTGGTAACTGGGGATATGCAGAACGCAATGTTCGTGGTTCAGCAGATATTTCGAACCACGCTTCTGGAACAGCAATTGATTTAAATGCTCCGAAACATCCACTTGGAACTGCTCCCACAGCAAACTATAGCGGCGGTCAAATAAATGCTATTCATAATATTGTTAATTTTTATGAAGGTGTGATTCGCTGGGGCGGCGACTATGTTGGACGAAAAGATGGCATGCATTTTGAAATTAACGATGGAATTAGTGTTGATCAGGTTAATAGGATTGCAGGCAAATGTCAGACGCCAGCTCCTGCACCAGTTCAACAGCAGCCTTGGATGAATTTAAGAGACGTGCGTGCAACACCTCGAAAGTTTCAAGCATGGTATAACGCTTACAACTTTAAGCCAGCTTTACTTCCAGTTATTAAGCCTTTAGCTGATAATTGGGGGCCTCAGTCTGAATCTGCACTGAAGAAGGTACAGGGACGCTATGGACTTGTACCTGATGGAATTGTAGGTCCAGCAACGAAGAAGTTGCTTTGGGATTTGGGTTGGCGCGGTTAATAAAATGTGTTATAATCTAAGTACAACCTTCGGGGACTGCGCGGCTTGTGGGCCGATTGACAGACTGAAAGTTGTTGGGCTACTTCGTGCGAATTGGTCTACCTTAGGATGAGATAGTTACTGTGAGGCCCCGACTGACCCTTTTGTGGGAGTCGGGGTTCTTGCATTTTCAGCGTGTGAAGAGTAATATTAATGTATGAACTATGAATTAGAGCTTAGCCAAAGTCGCCCTTACTCTTTTAATGCGCTGAACGGAGATAGGCCTCCATTAGTTTCGGGTGCCGGTAGTTCTACTTTATATTCGACATCTGGATCTTCAATGTCCTTTCCTCTGTATAATGAAAGTTATCCAAGCTCAGCTTTTAGCCTAGAAGCTTGGGTTCTTCCTGTTAGCCACAATTTGGCCGGTGAAGTAACACTTATTGGTCATCAGACAGAGGGTATTCTATGGGATGGTGTTGATTTAATTTTTAGAGTTAATTTAAAATCAGGTTCTAGAATTGAATCTAGATGGACACCAGATCAAATTCAAGTGTTTTATATTGTATTGACTTTCGATGGAGGAAGGTTAACTATATTTGTTAACGGAGAAAGAATAAAAGAATTAGAATTCCCCGATAATGACACCTTTGCTGCACCGTCCGGTAGTGACATCAAGATTCATTATTTATCAAATTCGGTTACATCATCGGTAATCTATGATTGTTCTGCCTTGTATAACCGTGCCCTTTCTGATAGAGAAGTAAAAGCACACTATTCCTGGGGCAACGAAATTATGGACAGCGTTAAAATTGCCATGCTGAAAGACGCTTCAACGTGGAGTCTTACTTATGAAAACGTTGATTTAGAAGACACTGTAATTTATAACAGTAATAACTGGGACGCCGGGTTGATTGAAGGATTGTCTGTAGTCGATAGACTTATTCCAGATACAGAAGATGGTGGAACTTGGAAGGCAGGAATACCTCTTGGAAATATAATTGGAGACACTTGCGCGGGTGTTAATTTGACATGTCAAGGCCAGGATTATATCCTTTCTTACTCTCTTGATGGAACTGTATGGATTGATGTTGCTAATAAAGTAACTATTCTTGAAGATGTATCGGCTGATGGGTTGGCTTTGCTTCTGAGATTAACAGTTTTGAATGGGGGGTGGGTTGATAGTTTACGGGTTGATATTTTAGCCAATAGAGTTATGAATCCATTGTCTGGTAATAGGACTTTGATATTTAAGGCTGCTTCGATGGATCAGACGATTGGAAATCAATTGGACTATCAATCAGATTGGGGTGCGGCAATAACCAATGGTGGCTATGTAGAGGCGCAGCCTGATGTGTCCGCTTCAGTTCGCAACGTTGGATCAATAGAGTTGTGGGCAAAGGTAAATGATACTGATGGATTTTTGATCGGTAACACTAGTTCTAATTATGTTAAAATCACTTCTGGTGCTTATGCTTTTAATGGAGTCACTCCTTACAGGAATGGTGTTTTAGTAACTAATGGCTCTTTTCCTAAAAATGAGTGGGCTCATTGGGTTTTTGTGTTGGGAACTGCAAATAATAATGCTATTCGTATTGGCGGAAATATGGCAGGAGATAGTATGTTGGATTGTACTGTTGGGCATTTTGCAGTGTATGAGAACAAGTTCTCCGCAGCGGATGCTCAAAATTTATACAAGCGTAATATTGGAGCACCCGCCCTTAGAGTAGATGACATCAGTGCAATAACTTTGACAGAAGATAATCCGGCAATAGGTATTTTTGCCTACTCTTGGTCAATTATGTCCGGTGGACGTTAAAATCTGGTCAACGTTTGACATTTATAGTGTAAATGTTAATATGTATTTATGAATGATATTAAGGCTGTAGATGAGGGAATCCCATATGGCGTTTATACATGGAGAATCGATGGTAAGGCGGTTGTCGATGAAGACTTTAATTACCTCATTGCACCCGCGCGCAGGGGCGACATAAAGGCTATTGCGCGCCTAACAGAGTTTGTAAGAAAAGAACTTGGCATTACAGAGGGTGGCCCGGTATTTGAAGAGGGAGCGCGTCCTATTAGTGAAGCAGAATGGGAAGAGCAAATGGCTCGCATGCAAAATGGCGAGACTCCCGATAAATATGATTTGGGAAACTTGATTGATGAAGCTAAGTATCAAAAGGAGTTGAATAAGAGTGACTGATGAATTGGATGACGATGCAGATCAGGTGATTAGAAATCCTAGGCTCGGTAAGTCTAGTGATAGAGTTCTGGTTACTGATATTGTTGACCCATTTTCAGTATCGGGTGAGATTCTTAAGTCTGTTCGAGGAATTGATGCGGCCACTAAGCGCAAGCAGGGTCGGGCTATAAAAAAAGTATATTCTGGTCATGAAAGTGCAGCTACTAAAAGAGATGAATTAGAGTCAACAATAGATGCTTACAATTTGTTTGGTGTAGTTCTTCCAAGACATAACTTAGATTATCTTACTAAAATTTTTGAAATGAGTTCAGTTCACTACGCGGCGGTTAAGGCAAAGGTATCCAATATCGCCGGTCTAGGATTTGATTTTGTATTAACTCACTCAATGCAGAGAAAGCTAAGTGAGGCCGAAGGCGATAAAAAAGAAAGAATGAGAAAGAAGCTCGATACTACCAAGGAAGATTTATATGACTTCTTGGATGGATGTAACGAGGAAGACACTTTTACAGAAACTCTTATTAAGGTTTGGACTGATTATGAGGTAACCGGTAATGGTTATATTGAGATTGGTAGAACTTTGTCTGGAAGCGTTGGTTATATTGGACACATTCCATCTTCAACTATCAGGATCCGAAAAGATAGAGATGGATACGTTCAAATGGTTAGCAATAGAGCCAAATTTTTCCGTAATTTCGGAGAAGATACTCCGGATCCTATTGGCAATGACGTTCAGCCAAACGAAATTATTCACATCAAGAAGTATAGTCCAAGCAATCAGTTTTATGGAGTCCCTGATATTGTAGCGGCTCAGCAAGCCATTGTTGGTAATGAATTTGCTGGAAGATTCAATCTTGATTATTTTGAAAATAAGGCTGTTCCTCGTTACGTCATTGTGGTTAAGGGTGGAAGTTTCTCTTCTCATGGAGAGCAGAATTTGTTGGAGTTCTTTGAAACTGGGTTAAAGGGTCGCAATCATAGGACTGTGTTTGTTCCGCTTCCTGCTGATGAAGGTGAACGTAAGTCATCATTTGAAATGAAGCCAGTCGAGGCTGGTACTCAGGATTCTAGTTTTGTTAATTATAGGCGCGGTAATCTGAGTGATATTCTTATGGCTCATAGAGTACCGGTTACTAAGATCTCTGCATCAGAAGCTAATGTTGGTTTGGCCGCAGCAAGAGATATGGATAAGAATTTTAAGGAACAGGTTTGTCGTCCGGAACAAAAGATGCTGGAAAAGAAGCTCAACAAGATTACTAAGGAGCTTACTGATGTTTTCCGCATAAAGCTTA